CTTTTTTATGGTCGGCCGAAGTAGGGGTATATTCCTCGGAGCCGTAGACTGTGTCCAGCCACCGCTGATCGGACATACCACTGCCACCCGCAGCCGGACCTGTATCGAGATCGAATGCACCGGAGTCTTCAGATGTTGCCGGCGTAGCGGTGCGTGTGCCCCGCTCGACCTGGCGCATGACCTTCTGTGCTTCGGCCACCGCTGCCTGTAGACCCCTTACGTCCTTCCTGTTGTGCGCGTCAGTCCACATGGTGCGGACCTCGGCTAACTCTGATGATGTCTGAAGGTCGATAAGGTCGTTGCCCGTACCGTCCTGCACCACTTTTACCAGGTCTTCAGAAAGGTCTGTCCAGGTACTTGTGTACGCGGCTGTAGCGTTGAGGTTGGCCTGATCGCTCTGTATCGAGGTGAGTTGTTCTGGCAGGGTATCGGTATCGCCGGTCCCCATAGCTTGCATCAATGCGTCAAGCTTGCGGTCTGTTATCCGCTGCTGGTTACTCAGTTGCAATACCAAGTCGTTCTGTTCTTGCTGCCTGTTCCGTCGCCCTCTCTGCGCCTTCAGGTCGTTTTCGGCCTTCTCGGCTTTCCCCTCTGCTTCTTTAGCCCGTTTTTCCCAATCGACTACTTCATCTTGTGGGTTGTCTCCCGAGGATACTTCATCGGGTAGAGTGACCACATCAGAGTTTTCGGTTGTCACAGTCCCTCCTATTTATATGGAAGAATGCACATTTGTCAATGCATTATATACCGTTTATACGAAAGCTATCTAGCACCGGCAAATAAGCCCTCAAATAAGTCTTCGGTTTGAGGTGATTGAGGGCTTGGTGCAGTGTCTCTAGACTCACCAAATAAACCTTCAAATAAATCGTTGGATGGAGTAGGTTCTCTCTGAGCAGGCTCTCTCTGAGTGGGCAATCCCTGAGAAGCCCCCTCCTCTGATGTATAGAAGTCCGGCCTTGTCGGTATCCTTCTAAATTCCCGCCTATTGTCTGGATGAGCTGCTCTGCCACTGTAGTCCCATTTGGCTAATAAACGGTCTACCGTGAAGTTCCCCCGACGATAAGATTTAAGACTTAATGCCAGTCCTTCTATCGTTGTTTCCAGCGGCCGCCATAAGAAACTTTCATTTCGCGACTGATTGTTTGTATGCCGATATTGTTCCCATAGATTCTGTATCCTTGGCGACTTTGTAGCGATGTACTCTTCCTCGATCTCGAAGTACTCTTCTAGCTTCTCAAGGTCATCGTAGTATTCCTGTACCTTGTCCGTCAGCGCCCCGCCATAGGCGTCCATCTCGATGTATTCCTGGTCTTCCTGTGACTGCTCTGACACCCACTGGTCCAGGTCTTCCCAGGCTTTCTCATCCATCCGGTCTAGGTTGGCATCGTTCATTATCGAGGCCATCTTCTCGAAGAACCTATCGGTAGGCTCTTCCTCATCGAACTCGAATGTGGGCAGCCACTTCTTCTCTTCAGGCTCGTAGAAGATGGTTTTCTTCGTAGCCCGTAGTTTTAATGCTCTTTCTTTTCGTTGCTGTTTCCAGTCTTTCGGATTGAGCGACACACGGGGATCAGTGCTGACAATAGTAGGATCAAAGAAATTGTCCAATCTCTGGTCGTCACGCGTTTGGGCTTCTTCAGCCTCCCGCTGTGCGTTCATAGAGTCCAATAGGTCCATAGCCCAAGATATCTGGCCTACTTCAGCGTCCTTCTTTACTTTCTGATACACGGCTTCGGCATCGAGTGCGCCCAGAACGGTATCATCGTAGCGTTTCCGGTCCCAGCCCCGGAGGTCTTTATACCCACCTACGTCATAGTTTAGGTTCTCAGACTCAGCCCACCAGGCCGCACTCTTATTCCGTTGCTGCCATGCGCTGTCTTCCCGTGGGTTCGCGCCGAAGAACTGCCAGGTAGCATCAGGGAGACTCTCAAGGAGACTGGAACCCCGTCTTAGTCCTCCAGCAAGCGTTCCCGGTCCAAGAGGTAGCACACCTTCAAGAGCGAATAAAACTCCACGGATGAACCTTTCTGCCCCACCGCCCTTGTAGATCTTATAACCGTAAAAGTCTCGGTCCGTTCCAAGGCTTCTAACGGTCTGCCACAGAGGACCAACGCGGTTCGAGGACCACTGGGGTAGTCTGGCAAATGGAACCTGGATAGGTGACCAACTGACATTTCGTGGGGCAATCATCTTAGCCATAGACCGGAACGGACCGCCGAGGGGAACCCTCTGGTTTTCGATTTCCGGTACATGGGTAAAAGCTAACGACACCGTCCACCAGTCAGGATGGGTTGGATTTACGGCATTCAACCCTGCCTGCACGGGGTCTTCATCGTTGATCAATGCATCTATGACAGCCGTGGTCAAAGCCACTGTAGTAACCACCGCGTACATATTCATGCCGATGCGGAGTGACAGCCGTTCTTGGGCTGATAACGTCTGTTTCGTCCCTAGTTTCACAAGAGCAGTGGTTATCGAGGTAATCAGTTCCGCAGTCTTGACGATGAAAGACGCGGAAGTCACCGCAGCCCGTCTGGCGTTATATTGGGCAGTAGATAGGCCGGCCAACCGCCAGTTGACCAGGGGCAGATAGTCAGTGACCACCAATGCCGAGGCTATCTTTGCCTCTTCTCCTGTTATCCCACCAGTAGCCAGCATCTTCATATTGGTCTGATATCCCGTCAGCATGTTCCGTAATACAAGAGCAAACATTGCATCGTTAAGTTTGGTATAGCTGTATTCCTTGCCGCCAATGGTGCCTTTTAGGTACTTCAAGAAACCGCCGGCAAACTCTTCCGGTGTGTTACCGATGAACGGCATACCTATATACCTTGATAGGTCTTGGGCATCCTCCCAGTTCTCTTCGATCACTTTAAGCATCGTGTCTTCACGGAAGATATGAAGGGTATCTCTGGACTGGATACTGCCCTTGCCAGCGCCCACCAGTTTGTAGATGACCTGTTTCGGGTTGGCTATAACCGCCAGATGCCCCTGGATCGCCATCAGCGGTGACAAGTCGGCAGCGAGTACGGTCTGCTGAACGTTATTGGCGAATCTCACAAACGGATTATTTCCAGCCTTGACCAGTTCGTTGGCGGCTTTAGCGACCTTGACACCATTGATATCTGTCTCTGGGAAGTACTGGAACAGACCCCCCTCTTTGACTAGTTCATAATTAATCCTCTTACCATAGACACGGATGGTGGGTGCTGCGGCGGTATATCCATCTCGTAGGTCATCTAATTTGTTGGTCGCAACGTCAAGTTGCGCTATCAGGTCTTTATCTTTTTCAACTAGGCCAATACCGCGCTCTACCAGTATCTCGCCCCGTCCTTGAGTTTCACTAAGCACCGTTTTGAGCGAGTACAGTTCGCCTGAAAGGTGAGACAGCATCGGGCCGTATTCTGCGTCAAGGTCTACTATGATCTTATCTAATCTATCAATCCTGCTATCTAAGTTCTTTATCCGGGTCGCAAGTAGGTTTAGTTCACTCTGAGTCGCACCTACCTGTCTTTCTGCTGTATTTATGCGCCCTTTCAGGCTGTTCACCTGACGGATAGTAGCTTCTCTAGCGGCTACCAGTTCCGGGTGCCCCATCTCCATGAGTTCTATCTTGGAGATACCACCATTGCCGAGTTTGAATGTTTCCTGTGCGGCCCAGTGAGCTTTCGCGTTGTCCATCCCAGTCTGCAAGACTTCGATGTTTGTCTCAGGTATGAAATCTGGATTCTCATGTAACCGGTCTACGGCCGTATCAAATATCCGGCGTTTCCTGCTACCTAGTGTAACTTTCTGATAAACAGTCGTTGAAGCAGCAATCGAGTCCTCGCCAACATCGATATTGGAAAGGAATACCCCGCCCTCTGGGATCGCATACTTCTCAACATTGACGCCGTACCCCGCGATGATGATGTCCATGAAGTCATCTTGGTGAGAACGCCAGGTTTCTAATGCGGCCCTCTGTGCGTCATCTAACTGATACATGCTTGGGCGTGTAGCAATATCGAACAACGTACCGGAGAAAGACTCTCTTGCAGATTCTGGTCCAATAAACGGGACAAGGTATACCGGACCCTCCTCAGGGGTATATAACTGCGCCAGATGTTGGAAACTGCCTGTAGCGGGGATAGGGGGCTGCCATCCTTTCAGTGCATCCTCACCGAATGCAGATTTAAGTTCTACGAACAGCCCTGCCCGAGATAAGTACATCTGTCCCCGGAGTTCCGAATCCGTGATACCGTATGCCACCCACGCCCTATGTAACTTGGGGGTCATGCGGTACTTCGGGAAGAATTCCGACTGGAACCGGCTGATCCCAGGTATTTTGTTCAGGGTCTGACCTGTAGGACGGATGGTCAACTGGACATTCTGCCACTTCTGGATGGGAGATAGGGCGCCTATCCTAATCTGCCTCTTCTTGCCCGTGGTTAGGTCAATCTGAAGCTTGGCTAAATCAAGGTTGTCTTGGACTTTAGCCGGCATGAACGGAGTTGGCGGCTGTTCAGGGTCCAACCCTGTCTCAAAGACTTCCGGCCCTCTGGGCGGCGGTGGTGGCGCAGCAGCCGCAGCAGTAGGAGCTACGGGCGGCGGCGGCCCGGCCGGGGGCAACGCAGTCATCGGTGGCTGACCTAGAGCGGCTGGTGGCCCAGGCACTTCCGCTGCTGGGGGCGGAACTGTTTCAGGGGAAACCGGCACATCACCGTAGATGCGGATCTCTTGCAATCCGTAGGGGTTCGTTAAATCTAAATCAGTGACCATCGCCCCAGTACGTAGTGACGATTTGGGCACCTCAATAACGGCTATATTATCGGGGTTTACTCTTGCTAAAGTCTCAACATCGGTAAACAATAACGGGTTTCGTTTCTTCGCACCTAACTTTGTGGTTGCAGATTCTCGATAGCTGAAATATTGGTTCAGCCACTCAGTAGGAGTATAGTTACCGTAAAGAAAGGATACTTCTGGGTCATCAACAAAGCGACTGAACCCGCTGGATGTCCATCCCTCACTTTGCATATTCTCGGTCAATCGTGCGAGTATCTCGCGTGACGATGCTATGCGTTCTGGTGACTTCCACTCACCTCTACCCATACGGGCAATCTCAGAGGAGAGTTTCATATCATCGACTAATTGATAAGCAATGTCGGGATTGATGGTAAAAGATACAATCTGATCGCGTTTCGCGCCCCCGAGTCCACCTTCTCCAGATGCTCGTAATATGCCAGATACCCGAACCGCAGGAGCATTAGTGGTCATGTGGTAGACAGTATCTGGAATTACCGGGTCATCAAGGGAGATAGGCGTACCGCGAACTATCTCGCCGCTTGGTTGCGTTATACCCCCGGCATATATACGTTGTCCATACTGCGATGGGTCATCAGGAACCAAGACTCGAACCTGTTCTTTTGCTGGGGATGGAGCGGCTGCTGGAACGACAGATTTCTGAGGGTCAAATACGAGGTAAGATATAGAGTTAGGGTCTTCGTTGATGTTCCTATATACGACACCATCAAAGCCTTCTGCTCTTAACTGCTCAATCCCAGATGGATGCCTTCTTGCTTGAGCAGAAGGGATACCAGCCGCTAAATCCTCCGGTAAAATAACTCTGATATTGATTAGGTTCCAAAGCTGATTTTCGTCCACAGGGTTGTCAATGGAACCATAGGGTTTCTCCAGCCGTATTTTTACTGGGACTATCCTCTGAGGTAGCGCATCTGGTCGTCCTCGTTGGTCAAATGACGGCAGCGCTAATCTTTCTTTAGCAGCTTGTTCAGTTCCAAAGTGCATCCCACCAAAAGCAAATTCACTAGCTTCGTCAATCGCTGGCAAGCCCTCTAACGCACCGGCTGGTCGGGTAGTGCCATGAAATACATCGGCTTCAACAGAAGGACCAGGAGGATGCTTGGGGAATTGTCTTTGAGCACTATCGACTACCCAAGGAGTTACTCCTTCAGTCGCCGCTGAAGTGGGAGGGTCTTGTACATAACTACGAGCTGCGGCCGCTGCTTCAGGAGCCGCCGCTACGGGAGCTGGAGCGGCTGCTGGGGATGGAGCGGCTGGGGACGGAGCGGCTGCTGGGGCTTGTCCTGGTTGCAACGCCGGTCTGGTAGGAGCAGGGGGCAGTACTGCGTCGGCTCTAGGAACAACTACCGCTGCTTCAGGAACAGCCGCCGCCACGGGTAGTGCCGGTTCCAGGGCAGGCACTGGTGCAGCGTCAGGTCGGACAGTGGGTCTAGCGGTAGGCAGACGGTCATATCCCTGGACCCGGTCTATCACTAGGTCTGCGTGTTGCTGGAACTCTTCCGGTTTCATCCCCGGCTTCATAAAGTCATCGATCAAGGTATCGACAACCTCAGCTACCCGGTTGGGGGCTAGGTCAGGAGCAGCCTGCCTTACCTGTTCGGCTATCCTCTCGCCTACCTGTTCTTGTATCCCGGTCTTTATCTTAGCTTTGACGGAAGGGGGAGCGTCCCGCCACACGGCAGATGACAATAAGTCGGTTACGTCACTTGTATATTTATTGAATTGACGGACACCACCCATCCCTTTTATTGGAATAGGTAGAGGAATAGCGGCTGTGGGACCAAACCCCATCAGGATTTGCTGCCACCAAGTCAATTTAGATAGATCTACTCCTAACTGCGCCCATCCTTCACTGGCGCTAAGTTCACCACGGGCCATCTTGGCCATTGTTGTGGACTCTATAGCTTCTTGTGTTTGCTCTCTCTGCGTATCGACACCTGGAAGATACATTTCAGGACTAGCAGAAGCACCAATGCCTGCTAATTGAGCTTGTCCTACTTCGATTCTTCCTATCTTCTCGCCGAGAGCAGCAACAGCCTGTCCTGTCTTGGAGAAGAGGTCTTCCTGGGCCAGAGGCAACGCATCCCTTCGTTCTAGTCCTAATCTAGCGGCGATACTACCCTCTTCGGGCTGTGCCGGATAGGCACGTGAAGCCTCCATACGTCCGGCCATAGTAGATAGGTCAGGAGGTGGTGCCAACGGAAGTTGTGCCGTCGTACCGAATGGGTCTGCTTCCGCCGCGGTCAATTGACGCGGAAGTGTCGCACCAAACGGGTCTGCTTCCGCGGCAGTCAGGGCCCGGAGTTTCTTGGTTGCTCTATTCCGGGCAGGCTCGGCTATGTCCATGTAGAAAGGCATCTATCTTCTCAATGAGAGAGGCAGCATCCTTGCACTGCCAGTCCTCGGCGCACCGGATGGGGTAGTGATACCGAGTTCCTGCTGGAACTCGGCTACGGGTATGCCGGCCATGCGGCCAAGACCTGCGAAAGCTTCCCTCTCACTAGGGAGCATCCTTCTCCGGGCCTGAGCAGACGGGAGCGCGATACCAGCCGTGCGGAGTAGTTGACCTCTGGGAGCGCCCAACGAGCGTCCAGCCTGCAACTGGCGGATACCCAACGGCAGCGGATTATCTAACGGGTTGTCGAACACGATGCCGCCCTCTGCCATCCCCCGGACACCACGGCGGCGTAACCGGCTGGCCTGAACGGGGCTCATCCTTCTATCTAATGGCACTATCTCGGTGCCACGAGGGAAGATAGCTAGTTCCGGCCCTGATTCACCGACGATGGCCGTGTTGTCATCGTAGATTCCGCCTCCGGCAAACAAGTCATCTTCATTGGATGTATCCCAAACGTCAGTTGACATAGCAGGACTTGGTTCATTAACTCCAGCATAGCTACCAAGCTGTGAGCCAGAGACACCGAAACTTGCCAGGGCTTCTTGGGTTGTCATCATCGGTTCTGGTTCGGGGGTGATAGTTTCTTCAGAAACATATTGTTGTGGTGTAAGAGGCTCTGTCTCTGGCTGAGCAAATACTGTCCCAGCCGAGCCTTCTGCTTGCAGAGATTGAACGGCTTCTTCAAAGGTAAGAGGGTCAACTTGCTCCCCTGCTTCTTCAGATACATATGTTTGTGGAGCGAGGCTGATAACTTGCTCCTCGGCCTCTTCTGATACATATGCTTGTGGAGGAGGGCTGATAACTTGCTCTTCTGTAACCGGCGTTGGGTCAACCGGGGTATCGTCGTCATCAGGAGGATTGAGGCGTAGATTCAGGTCCATCTCACTATTAGCGGCACTGAAGTCCACGGTATCCGAAGATCCCTGGAGAGCGACAACCGCAGCTTCATGAGTATCCGAAGCCGCTTGGGCAGTGTCCTCGATATTTTGCCGTTTAGCGTCATTGTCCAGTGCTAGGGACTCGTTCTGAAGTTCTGCGGCATGATTAGCCATCGTCTCGGCGAAGGACTCGGTGCCTTTTGGTAGGCCCATCCGCATCTGATCGCGGAGCATATTGAAGGCTTCGGTCAGGTATTCGGGTGGTGGACCGATGCGCTGGATTGTCTCTTCGGGTGGCGGTGATACCAGTCCCTGACCACGGGCGATGGCAGATACCAGCAACTGGTCGGCCGGCGCGTTCACATACTGGAGCATCCTGTCGAAGTATTCCTGGTTGGAAGGACGGGTTTCCCAGGCATGTACCGCGGCCGCACCCGTGTAGTCCCCCGTGACGACCATGTTCGCTTTCATCTTCTTCAGCACGTTATCGAGCGGTACGAGTTCGCCGGAAGTCGTCTTGATGAACTGTATCCCGCCGATGGTTTCCACGCCAGCTTCTTCTGGTAACGGCGCCAACTGGGAGAGCGCACCACTGGGCTGCTGAAGTAGGTCGTAACCTTCCTTCTGGATAACTCCAGGCTCGAACTCTCGGTCTAGATACTGGATGGTGCCGTCAGGCTGGGTTATGTACTGACGCCCAGAGGAGTCGGTCTTTATCTTGGCATCTTGGGTTGGATCGGGTCCGAACTGGAGGGTGCCGTCCGGTTGCCGGATTATGTAACGCCCCAGTCTTTGGTTCCATTCGAGCTTCCCTTCGCCTGGCACCAGCTCCGTTGTACCGTCTGGCTGCCTTATATAACTACGACCATCCTCCGCGACAAAGACTTCGGAAGAGCCTGGTGTTTTGATCAGTTCGCCAGTCTCAGGGTCTTTCGTCCCTTCTTTGATGACCTTGCCACCCGGCAGGATGGTGTAGACCTCGTCGTTATCTAGCGTAAAACTCTGCGGCTCTCTATTGTCTGCGTCAAGCGCTTCAAAATACTCCATGAAGGGGCCGACGACTCTTCCGTCAAGCCCAAACTCAGCTTGACCCTCTATGTATGGCGGCCAAGGTTGATCAGACCAGTCAGCCCAGGCTTCTAAGAAACGCTCTCTAAAACTCTTTTTTTGTGACTTGTCACGCGGACCAGTGAGATCCCCTTTCTCTTTAGCTGCGATCAGACTAGTCCTAAATTCATCTCTAGACGTATATCGCTTGGTGGTGGTTTCTGGGTATCCGATATTTTCAAAACTCTGGGCGTTGCCCGTACCCCTCACCCCGACATATCGGTCCGATAGCCACCGCTGAGTAGCATCAGAAGCTTCGTTCCATCGACCATTAAGATATTGCTCCCAGGTACCATACCGTAGTCTCAGGTCATTATCCTGTGCCATCTCGTTACCTCTAGCCGATATTCAGTGGGAGTGTGCCTGGTTGCGGTGCCTGTGTGGGTATCGGGGGTAGGTCATCCCCTAGGATACGCATGACCTCATCGATGCCGTTCTTATCGATGAACTGCTGCCTCTGTTCTGGTGACATGGCGTGGATGCGGTTCTGCGCGTCCCGCCTGGTCACGCTCTTCTTCATCAGAGGGATACCCTCTTTGGTGTTCTTCCTCAAAGTAGCCAGTTCCCCGGCTACCTCTTGAACGACCTTAGTAAAAAAACTAGTATTTTCTGGCATATTACCCCGCTAATTGTGTCCCTCTACGGTCAGGGTTGAACACGTTTGGTGTCAGTGCCTTGTTCAGTTCCTGTACCCCGCCCCCAGCCTGGTTGGGGCTCGGGGGTGCTACTAGGCCGGCCAGGGGGTCCCCACCACCACGGGGATCACCCACACCACCCACCGGGGGCCCCTGGCCGGCGGCCGCTGCGGCAGTCTCATCTTCCATATCTTGGAGCATCTGAGAGATGCCGTCTTCCCGTGCTACCGCCGCTGCGAGTATCTTTATGACTTCGGGCTGAGCGCGGATCATGTCCCGAAGGAGCCTTGCCTCCTCGCCAGTAGCGTCTTCCAACTTGGCATCGGCGCTCCAGTAGGTCTGCTTCGATTTAAGTCCCTGCTGGACCTCACGGAGCCCCATCTCCCGGTTCTGCATCTGGAGTACCGGGTCGATCAACTCGAACTTCACGTTCACCGAGTACTCACCTTCTAAGTCAGAGGGTCGTATCTCATGGCCTTCGACCTTCAAGTCTAGGTCGAGTACATCTATAAGTTGGAGTATATGCCCGGTGGACACGCTTGCTAGGTGTTGGAGTTGTACCGACGGAGCGATGAATTTCCGGTCAGCAGAAGTTGAAAGTATCGCTTGTTGACCCACGGTCGAAACGCCCTGCTCCCGTATACCAGCCACAGAACGGTTATAAGTACCCATATCCAGGTCCCGGTCTATCCACTGTTCGGACTCGAACATCCAGCGTGGGAGCTGTTGCATCTCCAGTCTGAAGTACTCGCCCCGTTGTCCCTCAAGGATATCGCCTCGGGCGAGTTGCTGTTGGAGTTCGGCCGCATCTCCGGTGGTGACCATCGGGTTGAAGGCGGCGTCAATCACCGCGTTATGTCTAGCCGCAGCCTCCTGTGCCTGGGCCAAAAGGTCTTCCATCGCGTGGTCTAAGAGCCCCACCGCCATATAAGAGGGGTCGATATTCTCCATCTGGGTAGGTTCGCTCCCGTAACCGGCGAAGGCGTGGGAGAAGGGCACGAAGCCCCAGGTGTTTGGTTCCACGAAGAGCTGGTCACCTGTGGAGGTAAACATGCCGTGCCAGTTCTCGGACCAGAACTCATCGGTTAGTATCATCTCCTGGGGGTTATCCCGCTCAAAGACCTCCACCTCTACGTCCCGGCCTTTCCTCCGTCCCTGAGAACGGGCATAAGTTAGGTCATATAGGTCGCCGGCCAAACGATAAGTGTGCTTTATAGCCATGTTCGGGCGTTTCCTGGTTGGGTCCATCAGCACCCTTGCCGGGTGGGGCGTCCGGGTGCGGAAGGGCACCATCGAGCGTCTCAAGTTCTCCCACAACCTCACCCTGGTGGCATAGTCCTCGGCGGCCTCACTACGTTTCTTGGTGGGTTTGTCCCGCCGTTTGTTCATGACCACCGAGTCAAGACCGTCTTCAATGACCGCGTACCCGTAGAGCATCAGGTGCTTGGCTGCCTGCTTCCAGGGGAGCGAGATCTCCTCTAGGGCTACATGTCTCATGATAGCCCGGAGCGCTGGTTCGACCTTGTCCGCCTTCTTCTGGTGTTCTTCGCCCTGTCCTACCGGCTCCCGGTGAATGGTCGGTTCGTGGGCCAACTGCCGGTCCACGGCATGGTCGATTATGCTCCTTGCCCTCATGGGGCGATACCAACCGGGCCGGTCCAACCCCTCGGGCCAGACCTGGAACGTCCGGTTGTAATAACTGTCTACCTGTTCCCACTTACCGTGGCAGTTCGACCATAGGTCTTGCAGTTGTTTTCGCGCCGTAGTGACAGAATTAGCCGTCGGTTTCATATCTTGGGGCATATTACCACCGCCTACCAGATGTAGTCTGCATTATACTACCCCAAGTACCATTGTCGCCCACTCCCGCCGCGGATAAGGCTCCCCCGGAACTCCGGGCTATCCTGGTGTGCATCCGCATCTGCCAGGCGATGCCAACGGCCACCGGGTAGTCGTCATGACCCCCTGACCGGGCCTCGATCCGTACCCTGCCTTCCCTTCTCTCCCTATATATGACCTCGAAGAACTGGGCCAACCCGTCCTCATTGAAGATGGTGAGTTGTCCTGTCTCGATTGCTTCTCTCAAGTCCCCCCACAGCACGTTCCTTGACCGCTCATCGGTGTGCCAACCCACCTTATTGCCGTCGTCCCGATGATAAAGGTGTCGATACCGCATGGCCTGGGCCGTCCTGATAGCCAGTATCCCCCACTCGTTGTCCTCGATAGCCCAGATGGGGTTCTTATACCTCTCCAATAACTCCATCGACGCTATTGCCAACTGGTCGGGTGGCACCGTATTCGTCTTTATGTCTGCGACCACCGCCCCGGTGTTCATATGCATGATGACGGTCACCCCATCGTCCCCATGACCCCCAACACCGTGGGACGGGTCGGTCCCAGCCATGTACCTCTGGTTTGGAAGTGCGATGAAGTCCTGATAGATGTTCGCCGTCGTTACCCCTACAGGGATCTGCAATATCGGCGGCTTCGTCTGTCCCTGAAGCGCCGTAAGTCTGGTCAGATTGAAGGCCGCGATCCCTGCGGCCGGCGCGAATGCCTCGGCCTCAGTCTCAGAATGCTCCTTCTGGAAGAGCGCCTGGTCCATGTACTCAGCCTTGGTCTTCTTGTACCAAGTGTCGTCCCGTTCCGGTCTAGACCTCCACCCAAAATACAACTTTGTGAACCCGTTCAGCGGCGCCAACTTGTAAAGGTCTTGAAATAGGCTCCGCGCCTTATGCGGATTGACGGTACTAGTCAGTATCAAATGCCCGTCATTGTCGTCCAGCCCCGGCTTCACAGAATTGTACGCAGAGTCGAGATATTCGTGAAAATCAGCCTCATCCATCACCACCAAAGTTGGGTTCAGACCCCGCCCCGCAGTCTCGGTACTCGGCAGCGTCAGTATCCGGCCCCCGTTGGCGAAACTCATCTGCTCCCGGTTATTCGGGAACTCCGTACCCTCCCCCAGAGGCTCCTGCAACCCCTCCGGCAAATTCTTATATGTGTTCCGACTCTTCGCCAGGAACTCCCACGCGTCCCGCTCCCCCTTACTGAAATAAAGCACCAACGCCTGGGGCGTGAACATCGCATGCCACAGACCAAAAGCCGACAGATCAGTCGTTATCCCTAACTGACGGCTCTTCGCCAACACCAGACGCTTACTCTCCATAAGCACCCGGTTCAATGTCTTTATATGGTCCCACTCCAACAGCGGAACCATCCCCTCCCCACTCACCGATATCTTCACATAAGGCACGAACCTCGCAAATGACCGTTTCGCCCTCTCATGCCCAGCTAACATCGCTACCTGGACCTTCTCTTCCTTACTCAACCCCAACGCTTCGATATCGATCATCTATCCTCCCATCGGTAACTTCTCAAGTATCGTGAGGTCGTTCACCTTCGTCCGTCCACAGACATTCCACCCAGCCATCTTAAAACAGTAGCCAGGGTTGACACTCTCTATCTTCTTATCCCAGACATAGGTGAATAACCGCTCGTCCGGCCACCGATCCCAGGCCAATTCCTCTGCCTCACGGATCAAGTCACTGGACAGGACCGGCCCCTCATTCCTGAAGATAGAACAGTTAACCCCGTCCTGACCATTGTCACTGATGAACTTCCTCCAAACAAAAAGAGCATCATTCGTGACTGTGAGTAAGACCATCTTCTCACCAGGGCCAACGAACAATGTCCTTCTACGGTTGTCCCGGTAACTCCGTGCCGAATAGTGACGCTTGAATATACCGATACCCCGAGGGTCACCATCCTTTATCCCGACCCAGTTCCCGTCAATCCCAAGCCCACTAACCATCTATCCTCCCTTCCATAACCCACCA